TGTCAAGGTAGGCGTTGAACCCGAAATAGGCCTTACCTGCGTGCGTCAGTATCACTGGCACAGTCGGGTCGCCACCCCGCAGTGTCGAGAACTCCACGGAACCCCCTATGGTCTCGTCGGCGTCAAAAGCTGCTTTCGCCGCGAACCAGAACGCCGTGACGATACGAGCAGAGCGGGTGTCCTCAATGGTGGCTGGAGCCGCGAACAGCTGCACGTTGACCCGCAGGTGCTGTTCGACACTCCCAAACCCGAGCGTCCTGTCAGGCTCGGAGAGCGCGTTGGCGAAACACGGTAGGTCAGTGATAACGTCGGGGGGCGGTCCCCAGTAGCTGCGCTTGACATTGAGCTCCACCGGAGAATCTATCTCGATGGCATTTTGCAGTGCCTGGAGATTAGTTAGAAACGTGTCGAAGTTCACTTGCCCCACCACCTCGCTATCTTGTCGCTCATTTCCTTCATCAGGCGCGGCATGGCGTTGTTGACTGCCTCTTTCGCCGCCTCGATGAACCGCTTGCCCTTCGTACCACGGCGCTTGATTTGCTGCTGCAGCTCGACTGCGGAGGCACCAATACCCTCTGCTTCCTTCCAGCGAATGAGCTGGCCGAGGGGTACCCTTTCGCCTACCTTCCGGCCCACATCAATCGACTGGGCGCGGGCTTTGGGTAGCGCTGTCCAGACGCGGGCCTGCGTGGGGTAGACGGTGGCACCGATACTGCGTACAGCTATACCAGTGCCGCCGTCAATCGCCATTTCGGATGCTTTCCGGCCAATGCTCGCACCCTCAGTCAGCAGCTCCTTCAGTGGTTTTTGCAACATACGAGGGTCGCGGAGTTTGGCCTGTAGTTCCTCGATACCCTCAACCTTGACGTCCATGTAGGTGTCAGGCATATCTAAACCGCCTGTAGTCGTCGGTCAGCTGGCGAATGATGCTCCGTACCTGCGGGGAGGCCTCGATGGTCTCACCCAGCTCAGGTATGCGCATGGTCGAGCGTGGGGTCTCCAGCCGCCAGAAGGGGGTGAGCTGGATTGTGGCCCGCTTGACTGCCTCGGGTACAGCAGGCCAACCGAACTGCGCCGTGATTTTCACCCGCTGACCGGCGCGAAATTGCGAGTAGTCGCCCCATGCGGTGAGGCGGAGGCGGGTAAAGGGCCGAGGTTCCGGCCCTTTGTCGGCGTTCAACGGAAGCAGCTCGTAGTCGGTTGCGGCGAGCGTGTCAGCATAGGTGTTGTCACCGGCAGTGTCCAGTTCAATGCTCGTGGGGTCGCCCGAGAGGTCGTCTACCCACAGCACATCAGAGGTGACCGGCGGCAGGTAGATGCGTTCCACGTCGGCGGCGTCCTTGGTGAAAAACCGCCCGAGATGGTGTTCGAGGTAGCGGGAGATGGCCGTGAGGTCGGAGAGTATTTCATCATCGGCTCCGGTGTCGGTTTTACCAATCGCTGCCCGGTACTCAGCGGCTGTTGCGTAGGCATCGGTTACGGCCATGTCCTCACCCCACAATCACGCGGAACTTACCCGATTTGGTGTCGCCACCCTGAGCAATGGTGATTTTCAAACGTTCGTTCACCGCCCAGATGTAGCCCACGACAGGCTCGCCGCTATCAGTATAGAGTGCAACTGCCCCATCAGTGTCGTGTGTCGCCTGCCGGGGGGCCACGGTTTTCGAGGTGTTCACGTCGTCCTCGGACCACACGGTTTGCCCTGTCGTTTCCGTGGTCACGTCGATGTCCACGCCGTCTGCATAGTCAACCTTGGTGTAGATGATGTTGAGGATTGGCCCATTGTAGGTTTTGGTCGTGTAGGCTGTGGCATCGCCGTCAGAGTCGGTGGTGACGGTGATTTCCTCGGTCTGTGCATAGCTCATGGGCTTATCACGCCGAGGCCGTCTCTAGTGCATAGGTGCCATTGACCAGCGTATGGTTGCGCAGAGTATAGCCCGCGCCACCAGCATGGTTGATGGCATCTCCGGCACCCTCGACGATGATGTCATTATCGACAACCATGCTGTTGCCGTTGAGGTCGTGTATACCTGTGCCTGTACCGGAGACAAAGATGAAGTTCCGCTGAATCAACATCTGACTCGCAGTACAGTCTGCAGCCACGTAGATGCCTGCGGTCTTGACCCACATACGGTTACCGATGTACTGGACGTTGTGCGCGTACTTATCATCACCGCCCCGATGGTAACCAACATAGGCCATGTTCTGATTCATCCCACTGGTGAAATCGCAGTCCATGATGACAAGATGAGTTGCGTTCTCGGTATCGATGGCCGCCACGCCAGCTACACTTGCGCCGATGCCAAATTCGCAGGACTGAATCCGGGAGTTGTTAGCAATATCCAGGTCGAGTATCGGCTTGGATGCCTCATCAACCTCGAGGCGCAGGTTCGAGAGCCCGCTGCCCAGGAAGGTGCCCGTGAAGCACGACCCAGTAGCCGGATGGATCTCAGCGGCAGTATCGGTGCCGCGCATGCCCATACCGCGAATGATGCAGTAGAAGGCTGGAGTCAGATTCTCGGCATAAACTCCTGGGGCCACCCAGATCTCGTTGTACGCTTTCGGGGTGGCGTCCCAGTCGATTGTCGCATTGGACTTGTCGATAGCTTCCTGTATGGTGGCCAGTGCATTATCCCACGACAGGCCATCGTTGTCGTCGTCTCCGTTTTCAGCATCGACGTAGTAGACGGTGCCTTGGCGAACGGCCACGTTGGTTCCGTAGATTTCAAGTAGCCCCCCGCCCAGTACTCTGAGGACACCGCCGTCGTCTACAGTGAAGCGGTCTCCTCCTCGGTCCCGGTAGGTTTTTGGTTCGTAGCTCATGAGTTCTATCTCCTTCCGTTGGTTGCAGCAGGGCGGGTGCTACCCCGCCCCGCCTAGCCACTTAAGGCACGGATATTAGGCGTTATCGGGGCTCTGGAATATCTCGTCAGAGATAACCGCGTCGTCGTGGGTAACTGGCATATCACGCGGGTTGCCGAGAATCGCGATGATGTTCTCCACGACAGCATCCTGGTCAGCGATGGTCAACTGTGGTTCGAGGTAGCGGTACTGGGGCTTCACGACTTCGAGCAACAGCTGGGTGTCGTCGGTGCCGTCACTGGTGACCTCACCAGAGGTGGCCTCGGACTCACTCAGTGAACCCGAGGTGTCGCCCTGATAGATAGTCAATGTCAATACCGAGTTCTCAACCATCGTGCCGAGGGTGACGATAAACAGGCAGGAGTCATAACCCGCCATGTCCACCTCGTCAGCGCCGTCGATGTTGGTCTGCGAAGCGGCCTGATACCCGAACAGCTTCAGCACTTTGGTGTTTTTCAGCAGATTCATGTTTGAGTCTCCTTCGGCGCCGGGGCGCCCGATATTCACAAGGTAACATGGTGGCGGTCTCAATCAATCTGAGCGCCGCCACCGTCAGCAGTCTCGGTCGCATTACGCCTGGACGAGGTACTTGATGGGATGTGCGCCCGCGTCGATTAGCGCCGAGTCATGGCGCACGAACAAGAGGAACCCAATCTGCAGGTAGTCAGCATAACGCTCGGTGAGCCGGAGCAGCTGCATCTGGCGCACGTCGCGCAGCAGGAACTTCGAGAAGTCGCCGAAGTACAGGGTCTTCTCGCCCGTGGCCGGGTCGGGAATCTCCTGGTCAATAGCAAATCGCTTACCGAGGATGGTATCCGGTTCGCGTACCGCAATGCCCGGCACCCACAGGGGCCGTCCCTCGCCGTCCTTCTTCTTCTTGAGCGCCTTCAGCGTACCGTCACCCATCAGCCATTCCGCGTTCATGCGGTAGGTGGGGTCTATCGAGTGGAACAGGTCAACCAGTTCGTCATAGGAGATGTCGTCCTCGGCTGAAGCAGTGACACCCAGCGTTGCAGCTGTGGCGAGGCCTTCCGGCTGGTTGGAGCCGGTACCCGTGAGGTTGTAGGTGGCCTGGGCGCGTCCAATGCGTTCGCCGAGCTTGTCGGTAATCCAACCCTCGATGTCCCCAACCTCCACGTCCTGCAAGAACTGGATGGAGACGCGCACGAGCTTGGACGAGAACATGTAGGCTCGCAGGGTCTTGGAGCCGAGCGTGATGTCCTGCTCAGTGACCTGCTTGTTCTCGCCGAGCAATTCACCCTTGTTCGAGGTGTCGTCCGAGGTCGGCCAGTTGATGTCGTTACCGGAATTCGTGCGAATGATGGTCGCCCGCGTATTGCGGATACCGGCGTAGGCTTTCTGCGCCGACTCGATGCGGGAGATGAACGTGTCGGGAACGAGGTAGCCACCGGCAGTGTCCAGGCCGACAGCCTGTGCTCGCATTTCGGGGGTCAGGTTGGCCTGCCGTGCGGCCATGAGCTGGCGTTGTTCGGGGGTGATGCCATTCATGCCATAGACCAGCCACGAGCGGAAGGCCTCGGCCTGCTTTTTCGTACGCTCCCCAGTATCCTCTGGTGTCTCGCCCGGCTCGCCGCCCTGCAGACCAGCCACCGTGCCCAGCGAGGCAGCCAGTTCGAGTTCGCGGGCCTCCAGTTTTTCAACGCGGTCAATCTGGCGCTTTAGGTCATCTACATCGGCGTCCAGCTTATCCCACTGCTGCTGCTCGTCAGTGGTGAGTTCGCGCTTTTCATCCTCGGCGCGGTCCAGCAGTTCGCGCATCTGGTGTACGAGGTTAGCACGCTTTTCGCGCAGTTCTTTCGAGGTCATGGTGCTGTCCTCCAGTAGTGCCCCAATAAAAGAGGCACGGGAATTGTCGAACAATCCTGCACCCTTCCTGGGTACTATGTGTTTACGGGTGCCCGACTTGAAACGTGGCCCCCTCCTGGGGCAGCCGGGTCGTGCAAACTCTATGAAATTTCGTTGAGCCGCTGGCGGTAGGAGCGGTGAATCCGGGCCAGCGGTGGTTTGTTTTCCTGCTGTCTGCGCCACTCCTCCACAACCGCTTCTGCAGAACGCAGGTCGGCAGTGGTGGTGATGTACGCGGGGTCGGTGACGGGGCCTATCTCGTAGAGCGTCAGCTGTTTTATCTCGCGGTGTACCACCCCGTCATCGTCCTCCCACCAACGGTCTCCGCCTCTCGGGACATCAAACGCAAATGACGAACCCTTCACATTTCCACGCTCAAGGTTGACCGCCAGGTCGTTGCCGTAGGACGTCGGCGGGATCGGTGATACGTACTGCATCCCGCGCTCGACATCGTTGACCTTTAGCGCCGGGGTGCTCTCCGTCGTGGACAGCACCTTTGAGGGGTCGTGGTTGAAGTAGCTCTTGACCACAGGTGCCAGATCCACGGCGCCGCGTTTAATGCGCTCGCGGTAGCCCGGCCAGAGCTCTACCCATTCGTCGTAAATCACGCCGAGTCCCGTAACGGTCCGATTCTCCTCGGTACCGGAAGCTCGTGCTGTGCTAGTAACAGCCCTGAGTTCACGACCCCGGGCCATGCGGCCGTCGTTTTCAGACTCGTCGGCTTCGCCGTGGTAGAAGCGAATCGACTGGATCTCGGAGGTCCGCTCGCCGTCCACGACGCGAATGCCGTAAATCACCCGAACCCCGTCGTCCTCGTCGAAATCAAACGGCTCGTTCTCCTGACGGAAGCTGTCGTACTTGTCCGGGTCCTCCTGCCGGAACGAATGGTAGTTGGCCATCTTCTCGTAGTTTCCAGTCTTGAAATCATGCTCTTTCAGCCACTCAGCGGCCTCGTCCTTTGCCCATTTTCGCAATTGTTTTCACCTCCGTGGTTGCTCAGACATCGGGTAGCAGGCTGCACTGACAGCCCTGGTGCAACGGTGGCCCGGCTATGTGGTGCTCGGCCACGAGCGCGGTCTTCTCGCCAACAGAGATGGACTCACCGGGGTTCAAAAAGTAGTCCGTCGCGCCTATGCGCTTGCCGTGGAGTTCCTTGCATAGCGGGCAGGCGTCGGGGTTGGCATGCCAGACGTAGCCTCGTACTCCAACGGCTTGCCAGAGGTCACGGGCCGCGCCGTTGGCGACGCGGACCACCTCGTTCTGGGCAACCTTATCGGCCCGGGTCTCCAGCCACTCGTCAGCCCGGGTCGTAATTGCCGCGCCCAGATCCTCCACTGGCACCTCTTTCGTCAGCGCACGTATCTGCCCAATGGATGAGTTAACCTCTCGTCGGGCGAGGTTCTCGGTGTATTCGTCGGCGAACTTGCTCATGTCCACCACGTCGGCCCCCACCTCGTCGGCAGCTTCGGCGGCTATCGAGTGTGAGAGGGTGTCCACGAGGGGGCGCATGATGTTGTAGATAGCTCTCTGCTGTCCCGGGTAAAAATCGTCAATCCAGTCGTCCAATGCTCTGGTTGGGTCGGCCCGTTCGCCGAAAATACGTTTCACTGCGGCTGTCAATGCCTCGTGTTCGCGTCGCACATAGCGCATGGCCCCGTCGCGGAATGCTGACTGGTGAGCGTCACGTAAACGGTCTCGCATGGTCAGGCCGCGCTGGGCGCGGAGACTGCGCTGGGGGTCCGGCGGCAGGTCGTTCTGTGGTGTGGGTTGAGCGGCCAGCTGTTCAATGGTGGCCATGTTGAGTGGCATGAAGTAGTGCTTGCCCTGCCCGTCAGGTAGTGGGTTGTCCTCGTCGAGCGCACGCCACTCGTCGGCGTTAATCACGCCGTTTCTACGCTTGATTTCGAGCACCTCGGCCTGCGTTTTGGGGTCGCCACGTAGGAGAGCGTCGAGGTTGTACTTGGCGTAATAGGTGCCCCGTTCGCTCTCACTGAACAGGTCGTAATTGACGGCATCCTCTTCTCTGTCCAGCCACGGGGCAATCGTGAACTTGCCAAACGCCACGAGAAATTGAGCGATACCACTGCCCCACGTAGTCGCCTTGGTGAAGTGCTGAAGCAATATCGGGTTGATATTGAGGATGCGAGCGACTTCCTCGATTTGCAGGCCCCGTGTTTCGAGGAACTGCGCCTCCTCGGGGTTGATGCTAATCTGCTGCCACTCCATGTTGCCCCACAGCACGGCAGTGCGTTGAGCGCGGGTCAGGCCGGAGTGGACTTGATTCCACTCGTCGCGTAACTGCTTGCGCTCGTCAATGTTCGGTTGGCCCGGGTGCTTGAGGTAGCCAGAGGGCCTGCCGGAGTTGCCAAAAAACTGCGAGCCGTATTCGTTGGCAGCGATAGATAGACCGAGCGAGTCCTTGTGTATTTTAATGACGTTGTAGCCGCGTAGACCATCAAAACCGAGTCCCGCCACATGGAGTACGTTGTCTGGTGAGAGATAAATCTTCGCCCCGTCAACGATGGTGTAATAGTATTTCTGGCCGTTCCTGACCTCCACACCCGTCCTGTCAGGAAGCAGGGGCCAGAGTGCTATCGGGTCATCTGCGCCGTTTCTCTCAATCTCGGCATAGGAGTTACCCCATGTGAGAAGGTGGGCAGTGCGAACCTCCTTGAACACAAACGGGGTCATGTGGGGGTTGGGGCGAATGTGCAGTAGTCTGTGTACGGGGTGGTCCTCGGCGAGTTCGCGGTTTTTGCCGTCTTTTTTGTAGACCTGGAACGGAAGACCGGCAATGGTCTGTGAGATAGCCCTGACCCCTGCCCAAAAAGCGGTGATGCCGAGCGCCTTGCGGTCTGTCACCGTCACTCCGGCGGGGGTGTCCTCGCCAATGCCCAATGTGGAGATAATATTCGCGCTCGACAGTGGCACGGCAGGGTTTTCGGCCCGGGCCCGCGCTTCCATGCGTGATAGTACGCCCATTCGGCTAGACCCTCCTCAGTGCCATGTAGAGCAGGATTGAACCCGAGACAACTAATGCCAACGGCCAGTAGACGGCCCCCAGCCCGATTGATACCAATAAAAGGCCCAGGTACGCATGAGCGTCCCGGGCATCGAAGTGCGAGAAAAGCTGCTTAATCTGCTGCATGGGCTGGCCTCCTATAGCACGAACATGCCTGCCGCCTGGTTGAGGTTCGCGCCTGCGGCAATGGCGTCAGTTCGCGCTTCCCACGACAGGACAGCGGCCATTGCCAGGTCGATTTTGTACGGGGAATCACTGCGTTCCTTGCGAATGAGCCAGAGCGGTTTACCCTGTTCGTCGAGCTGTGAGAGTTCGTGCTTGTAGGCGTTACCGACGTGGCGGGAGAGGACATCATTACCGTCATGCGACAGGTTGCCCTCCTCGATGGCGGTGTTGAATCCTTCGAGGGCGTAGGTCATGGCTTTTCTGCGGTTGGTCCACCACTCAATGACTCTATCGTCACCGAACTGGCCCGCCCATTTCGCAATCCAACTCTGCCAGTAGGGAGGGTCGGCGTACATGCGCCACACATCGTACTGCTGGAAGGCCGCTATTACAGCGTCATCCACCTCGTCGGTGGGCACCTGCCAGTCATCGCGCCCGGGCGGGCACTCCCAGGCACCGAGCACCCACTGATAACCAGTGTCAACATGTGTGGCTACTAATCCAGTCGCGTCGCGGAACTGGGCACCATCGAAGCCGAGCACAATTATGTCGCCCTTTTCGACGGATGATTTGGCCTTGAGTTCGGCCCATTTCTGGTGGTCAAACGCTTTCTGTGAGGACTGGACTAAGCGATTACACCACACCCGCTCCCAGAACGCTCTATCGGTAGTGGGGTCACGCCAGAGTTCAACAATGGAGTCAATATCGCGCCACTCGGCAGCGGGACCGGAGGCCTCGATTACTGCAGCCCTGGCGCCCTTCTCGGTGGTCAAATCGTGTTTATCCGATGCCTGCCGGTGGAAGAAGAAGAGTTTGGAATCCTTGATTTTGCCTGCCTGCACCGCCCGGGCGTAGTCCATTGTTTCCTCGGCAACCGAGCCGCTGCCGGGTTCGTAGGCGGTGGTCACTTCAAGCGACCAGGCATCAGCGAGTTTGCGTTTGGGGAGGTTGGCCATCATGGTCTGGTGGGCTCTTTTAAGGCGGTCAGAGGTCCACCAATGCACTTCATCATGCACGCTAAAGGTCGTTCTTGCGCCGTCACGCGCATTCGGAGCGGCGCTCAAGCTAACAGCCTTACCGTCACCGGTCCTGCGCAGGATTCGTTCAAGGCCAATGTCGAAGTCGTCTCTCAACGGCCCCTCTTCCAGAATGATCCGCAACGCCCCATAAGCCAGCTCGTCAGACTGTTCCTCAGTATAGGCCACCATCGGGATGTAAGGGTCGTTTACGCCCCCGCCGATGGGTTGACCGTCCTCCCAGCCGATACAGCGCACGGGGGCCTCGGGGTGCAGTTCGCAGGCCGCAATCCACGCGGCGAGCTCAGTTTTTGCTAACCCTTTGGCTAGCGAGAGGCCAACACGTTTAAAGCGTCTGCGCCCGGCCTGTGGATGGTCCTCGGGAAAAATCTCGTACATGCGCCATATCAGGGCGCGTTTCTCGTCATCGAGTCGGGCAGGTTCGCCTCTCAGGTCACCGGGGCCGAAGACGAGGTAGGTCTCGATGAAGTCACAGACTAACGGACCGAGTGTGGGCCAGCCCGAGTCGTTGGGCACCATTAGGACGCTCATTTCACCACGCCCAGTACCCCTCTCGGGTCCTTCGCGCTCTTTGGCGCGGTGGTCTTCGGCTTACGCTTGCGCTCGGCCTCTTCGCCCTTGGCTATCTCCCATTGTAGGCGGGAACGGTCCACCGGCGAGAGCCCGAAGCGGGCCTCCTGCAGGCGAATCTCCTGCATGGTCTTGGCCTTCGGGTTGTTATAAAAGTCGTCAATCAAAATTGCCAGCCTGCCCAGACCCTCCACGTCCGTCTCCAGGTACTCGCTCGCCATTGGAGAACTCCAGACCTTCTCCCACCACTGCTCCGTCAGGGGATGAAACTCTCTCCCGTCGGGATTCAACAGCTCGGGAATCTCCCCGTCGATTGTCGGCGTCAGAGTGGCTTTGGTGACCTTTTTATTGCGTCGTTGGCGCAGTTGTGCCGGTTTTGGTGCTGGTCCTCTGCCGCCCATTACGAAAACCTCCAGACCTGTACAGACATTTTTCTAAC